TGAACAGCATGACGAAGCGTCTCGTTCAGGACTACGAGGGGCAACCGCAAGACTGGCGGCAGTTCGTTTCGGTGCGTGCCATCAAGGACTTCAAGACGCAAGACCGCATCCGGCTCTATGACTTCTCCTCCATCCCGACGGTTACGGAAGGATCGGCCTATGCCAATCTGGCGTGGGACGATGCGCGTGAGACGTATACCGCGGTGAAGAAGGGTAGCCTGGTGGTTGTCACTCGGGAAGCGATCCTGAATGACGACATCGACAGCATCCGGCGGATTGCTCCGAAGCTGGCGATAGCTGCTGGCATCACCATCAATGAGTTCGTCTACAACTTGATCACTTCAAACCCGACGATGACCGATGCGACGAAGGTTTTTGATGACGGTGTGCAGACGGCTCATGGGAACCGGCTGACTTCAGCGCTGTCTGCGACTGCGTTGCAGTCTGCTGCGACGCTGCTCATGAAGCAGACGAACAGTGCTGGGAAGCGGCTGAACCTCCGGCCCGCGTTTCTGCTTGTCCCACCTGATCTGCTGTTTACCGCGATGACGCTGGTGAGTTCTACGCTCCTTCCGGGGTCGATGAACAACGACATCAACGTTCTCAAGGGGATGATGGTGCCCATTGCGGTACCGCAGTTTACGGACGTGACGGACTGGTACGTGTTTGCTGATCCGCGCATGGCTGAAGGCATCGAGATCGGCTTCGTTGGCGGGCGTGAAACTCCCGAACTGCTCATGCAGGACGGGCCTGCTGAAGGGCAGGTGTTCACCAACGACCAGATGTCGTACAAGGTGCGCTGGGAGTTTGGTGGCGGCTGGCTGGACTACCGGCCTGCTGTCTGGGCGCAGGTTGCTGGCTAGTACCGGGCTGGTGACGGTGGGGGCGGGGCCGCTCGTGCGGCTCCGCCCTTTACGGGAGGTGGCATGAGTACGCTGGTGACGCTGCGGGCGCGTATGCGCCTCGCGCTGAATGATCCTGCTGGCGCGTCGCAACGGTTTGCGGATGCTGACCTTGATGAAGCGTTGTCCAGGGCGGTTGATACCTACGGGCTGACGGTGCCGTATGTCAGGTCGCAACTGCTGACCAGCGTGAACGGCTCGCGTTCGGTCAGTCTTGCGGGGCTGGCGGGGACGGTTGCTAGCGTGCTGGGTGTGCGGTTTCCGTGGCCGGCGAATGGCACGGTCGATCTGCCTGGTACCGAACCTTGGCGGTGGGATCAGTATGCCGGGACCGTGGTGATTGTCGGGACGACCGTGCCTTCTGGCGAACAGCTGGAGGTGACCTACGCTTCTGCGCATGTTGTGGACGTGAGTGGCTCTACTGTGCCTGCGAGTGATGAAGGGACGCTGCTGCTGGGGGCGACTGGGTATGCCTGCTTGGCTTACAGCATGCCGGCGGCTGACAACTTCCGCTATACGGACGGGACGGCTGGGGCGGCTGTGGACGATACCGGTATAGCTGTGGAGTGGCGGACGAGGGGCGAGAAGCTTCTTGACAAGTTCGAGAGGGCGCTTCACAAGATCGAGATGCTCCGGGCGCGGGGTGTGCGGGCGCGTGTTGGCGTGAATGATCCGACGGTGTATGCGAGTGAGACGGAGATATAGCGGTGCCGATCGATGCGCGGAAGTTTGCTCACGCGCTCGCGCTTCGGTCTCGCATCACTCAGGGGCGGACTGAAACGGTTGTCCTGGTGGCGGCTGGCAACGGTACGACTGGGACCCAGGTGGTGACTGGGGCGGTGTGGCGCGATCTGCACGATGGTGCTGTGGTGCATGTGCCGTACCAGATCGCTGGGCAGACGATACAACGGGGCGGGGTGTCGTGGGATGCGGTGGTGGAGTTGCCGTATACGGTGCAGTTGCCGAACGACTTGCGGTATGTGGCGCGGTGTAGCACGGTTGGCGGGGTTGGGACTGCGGCTCGGTATGCCGTGCTTGATGCGTTCCGCGCTGGGGTTGGCGTGACGACTGGCGGAAGCGGGCCCGTCATGAATGCTGGGACGCACTGGCGGCTTAGGCTCAGGCGGCTTGTGTAGGAGGTGCTGGCGTGGGCGAACTGCGTGCGAGTGAGGTTCAGCAGGACACGGGGCTGTCCGCGGTGTACGGTACGGCTGCGACCGGCTATGGGGTGGACTTGGCTTCCGAGGTGGAACGGTTGCGTATGAATATCCAGATATTGGCCTCGGTGGTGAAGGAGCTGCGGGACAAGTACAACGACCATCAGCATAGCGCGGGGCAGTCTCATCCACTGTTTGCGTATCTGGCCGAACTGAACTTCACTCCGGTTTGAGAGGTGCTCTGGCGTGGCGAGTGACGGCAACCCGTGGGTGGTGGGGACGAACTGCACGATGTCGATACGGCATGCGTTGCAGAATGGCGGGCTGGCGCGTGGCTTCTACCTCAAACCGGACACGTGGAGGATGATGCTACCGCGTGCGCACTATATCGGCGTGAACACTGTGCCGGTGGCGCCGACTAATCCGATGCCGGCTGGTAAGCGCGTGCTGGAGGGCGTGGTGGTCTGCCGTGACGGGCTGCTGCATCCTGACGGGAGTGCGTCGCTCGTCACGGGCAGTGCGATCTATACCGCTCTGATGGGGTATGTGGATAATGCGGGTAGCACGTTCTACGTGCGTGACCCGAACAACATCGAGTGGACGTGCGCCTTGGAAGAAGCGGAGGCACGCTTGAGTACGGGCGGCTCCTGGCATTTCAAGGCTTGGGAAGTGCGCCTGGTGTTCTGCGAGATTTAGTCACCATCGCTCGGGGCCTGTCTTGGTGGGGCCGATGCGCTGCGCGATTGCGGTGATTGATCCTGGTGTGTGCTTGAGTGCGAGGCCACGCCATGCGGCGTGGCCGGTGGACGTGCTGATGCGCTGGTAGCCTCTGTCGCGCAGCTGGTTGCCGAAACTCGTTGGGTTGCATAGACGCTCGTTGTTGGCTGCGGCCCACTGGTTGTAGGTGGCTAGCAGCTCTGCTGCGGTTGCTTGGGCGGTCTCTGAGATGGTGCAGTGGGCTGCTAGGAACTGGCCGAACCAGTCTGTATCGTCCCGGTACGTCTGGGTTGCGGTGGTGATCTCGGCTGGGGTGGTCAGGCCTTCGCGTTGGTAGCGGGCTGCGCCGTCGAGGATCCAACGGGTGATGCCGGGGAGTTCGGCTAGCAGGCGTTCCTTCATGTCTGTCCGGACTTCGTTCTGCGGGATGCGCTGATCGAACGGGATGGCTCGGATGCGGTCCCAGAGTGCTTCTCCGCCTCCGCGGACGCTGGGGCGGTGGTTGGTCGATAGCCAGATGGTGTGGGACGGGGCGAAGGTGAACGGTGCCTCGTAGAGGCGCCGTGCTGTGATGCGGTCTCCTCCGGTTATCAGTTTGACTGTGGCCTCGTTGATCCGTCCTTGGTCGGGTGTCTCTTGAGATGTGACCAGGCGGGCGCGGTAAAGCGTGGCTAGGTCTGGCGTGGCTCCTTGCGTGTCGCGCGTGACGAGGAATAGCGACGCTGGGACGGTGGTGGAGTAGGGACCGGCGACGGCTTGCAGGGTCTCGATGAATGTGCTTTTGCCGTTTCTGCCTTGACCGTAGAGCATGATGAGGATCCGCTCGGACGTGGTGCCGATCATGGAGTAGCCTGCTAGGGTCTGGACGTAGCGCCTGATCTCTGGGGATGGGATGACGCGTTCGAGGAACGCGTCCCATGTGGGGCATGTGGCGGTGGTGGTCTCCGCGTATGTGGCGGGGCGGCCTCGCCACGCGAGGACGCGGGTGATGAGGTTGGCGCGGTTTGGTGGGGTGGCGTACTGCGGTGTGCCGGGCTGGTGGCGTAGGTCTAGCGTTGCGTCGGCGAACGATAGGTGGTACGGGTCTTGGTCGAGTTCGTCCGGGGTGATGGTGATGCCGGGCTGCGATTTGGCGAGTTCGACTGCTGCTAGGATGCGCTGTAGTTGCTGGGAACGCTCGGAGTGGCGCACGAGGGCGGTGCGCTCGCTGGCTAGCATGGTTGGCGAGACTGCGACGCTGGCGGTGTTGGTCATCTCTACGGCTACGTCTTGTGCGTGGCGTCTTAGTTGGTGGTCTCCGGCGTCTGCGGCCCAGTGCGATCCTGTCCAGATTAGCCAGCTCTTCCATGCCTGGACGTACCGGATCGCTGCTCCGTGGGCATCGGTGAGGCGCTGTGCGTTGCCTAGGTCGGTGAGTGGGATGCTGGCGTTTGGGGCGGGGCGGGGCGCGGTCTCGGCGAGTTGCTCTAGGCTGGCCAGTGTTCCTCCGTATGCGATGTAGTCTGAGACGTCTGCTCCTTTGTCTTCGAGGGGTAGGCGCACGATCGTTGTAGTGATGCCGGCGGCCTTGAGTGCGGTAGCGATCTGTTGTGCGCCTGCTTCTCCGGCGGTGTCGTTGTCTGGGATGATGCGGACGGTTTTACCGCGTAGGTGCTCGGTGTATGAGGGGCGCCACTTGCCTGCTCCCATTGGCGCGGTTGTTGCGACGGCTCCCAGCCTTATGAGGGCGTTGGCGTCCTTCTCGCCTTCGACGATCCAGACTGGCTGCGTGGTGGCTATGACTGCTGGCAGGTTGTACAGGACGGTTTGCACGCCTCGTAGTGACCAGGTGTAGGTGCCGTCGGGCGCGGGCACGCGCTGCCTGAATGTCTTTGGGTGGTAGCGTAGCGTCTCGTGGGCAACGGTGCCGTCTGGGTTGTGGTAGGTGTAGGTGGCGACGTGCCGTGGCGCGGCTGGGGGGTGCTTTGGTGTGGCCGATGAGGCCACACTTGGGCGGGGCCAGAAGCCTAGGTCCTGGAGTGCGTGCTTTACCGCTATTTGGCTGCATCCGGCGTGGCAGTGCCATAGCGGCATGCCGGTTAGGCTGATCTCTGAGAGTGATAGGCTCGGGTTGGTGTCGTCATGGGCTGGGCAACGGGCGATCCATCCGGTGCTAGTGCGCTTGCCTCCTAGGGCGTGGGCGATATCTGCGGCGGTTGGCTGTTGGAGTGTCATGGTGTACCTCTAGTGGGATGATGGCGATCGTGACGCGTGGTGCGGCTGGGTCGTCGTAGCGGTTGGCGGTTATCTGCACGACTTGGCTATCGTCTATCCATGCGATCCCGTTCAGGCTATCGCAGATGGCCTTGGGTG